GCATATAATACTCTCTTCAAGATTTACTTCAATCAAGTAATTCGCGAAGGTCGCATTCCTCCTAATGCTGCTGGTATGGCAGTAGGGTTTTGTAAGTTTGTTGACTCTCGTTATAAACTAGAGATTGCTAAGAAGAAAACTCCCAAGGCACAAGCAGAATGGGAAACCCGCAGACAGAAAGCAATTGCTTACCTAAATAGTAACAAGTCTGTTATGTTTTCCGCACTTAGCGGATTCAAGAATCTTATCACTGCCAAAGAGCAGGTGATAAATAAACTGAAGAAAATTGATGGTGTTGGGACTTTCTTGGAAGACGAGAATGGTTACCGCGTCACGAGTCCAGAAGGATTTGTGGCTATCAAAGATGGCAATGCCATGAAACTTGTTGATAGACTGGAGTTTTCCAGAGCAAACTTTACCGTCGCTAAAGATTGGGGCAAATGAGATTTATCGAATTCCTGAGAGAAGCAGCAGCAACTGCCACTAAGAAGCCGAGCACGTCTTCTAAGGGTAAGTCGTCTGCTGCAAACAAGAAGCTAGAGGACAAGCATGTTGCAATTACCTTTGGTCGTTTTAATCCCCCTCATGCTGGTCATGGTAAGTTGCTTGATGCAGTTAAGGCACATGGTGGTGACAGCGGTAACTATCGCATCTATCCCTCCAGAAGTCAGGATCACCAAAAGAATCCCCTGACTGCAGATCAGAAGGTTAGTCACATGAGGAAGATGTTTCCTCAACACAAAAAAGCAATCCAGAATAACGAAGCTCACCGTAACATCTTTGATATTCTTCGTGACCTGAATGATGAGGGTCATGAGCATGTTACCATGGTTGTTGGTGATGATCGAGTGAAGGAATTCCAAAACCTCACTCAGAAATATAATGGTGTCCACTACAACTTCAAGAGCATTAATATTAAATCTGCTGGTGCTCGTGCAGATGATTCTGAAGACCCAATTGAGAATCTTTCTGCATCTAAGATGAGAAAACATGCTCAGAGTGGAGATGTGGAATCATTCCACGGCGGTATGCCTAAGGGTGTTAGCAAGAAGCAGAGTACTCAACTCATGCAGGACGTTATTGCTGGCATGAAAGAACCTCCAAAAGAAAAGAAAGGTAAGAAAAAATCAGAATCTATTCATGAAAGTGTATGGGAATATGCTCCTAAATTAGACTTTGATACATTCCGAAACTTCTACATGCTACAGCATATCTTTAAGGTTGGTGCACTTGTGGAGCATGATGATAGTGGTCTGCGTGGTGAGGTTGTGCACCGTGGCACTAACTATGTCATCTTCCAAATGCCTGATGGCACTGAGCATCGTGCTTGGTTGCAACATGTGACTGAAATCCGTGATGCGTCCGATACTTCACAGGACCAGAGCAACTATTCTGCTGATGATGGTAGTGGTAATGACTGGAAGGTTGGAACTGATACATATAGAATGGCAGTCCAAGCAATGACGCCTGGGCAAGCAGTTAAGAAATTCTCTGAATTTAATGCAGAGATTAGAAAAACTGCCAAAACTAAATAATAATACACGAACCATTTACGGTTAAATCGATGACGTTAGAAATGCTAGTATCTTCTGCTCTCATGGGATATACCATGGAAGAGCAGACTAAAATCCTCAAGGCAATCGAGACTGGTGGCACAGTAAACACCGTTAGACTGAATGAGGGTCTCGATAAAGTTATTGAGATTTTCGATGCCTGGGAGCCTGTGGTGGAAGGTTATGCTGGATTTCCTGTTGAGCGTGAAATGCTCCAGAAGAAGAAAGCACAATTTAAGGATGACCGTAACATCGGACGTGTAGTCCAAGCAGGTGGTAACTCATACGTCGTGACTGGTCGCAAGTCTGACGGTCGCTATATCGTTGTCGGTAAGGGTGGTGAGAAGACTGCTAAAGACCCCGCAGATATGGGACTGCAGGTTAAAGAGCACATTGATATCGAAGACCTCCATCAGATGATGATTGAGAAGAAGATGGATGGTGTTGACGATAATGGTTTTACTAAGTGCTGGAAAGGTTATAAGAAGCGTGGCACTAAGATGAAGGGTGGTAAGGAAGTCAATGACTGCGTTAAGGAAGCCACCGCGATGGCAAAGCGTGGTTATGATGAAGCACCTATCCGTAACAAGATTGCTAAGTCAACTGGTGGTGGTAAGTCTGCTGATAGAGCATCCGACCTTGAGAGTAGATCAACTTACGGTGATACCAACAAGGCAAAGCAAAGGCAGAATTATGCTAGAGCACAAAGAGGTGACTTCCGTAAGACCACTTCATCATCTCCTGGTCTTCATGGTTATGCACATAAGGCAACCAATGATGCTGATAAAGCAAAGCAAGCAGCAAGAGGCGCTCAACGTGGTGCTTTGACTCCTAAAGAGAAGAAGCAATTAAATAGAGAGCAAGTTGAGTTCCTAAATAGACTGTCTGAATCGGGTCTCTTTACCGAAGCAGAAATTGAAAAAATTATGGAGGGCATGGAGTGATGCCTAATGGCGAGAAAAGTTATCTGAAAACTACTAAAAAAGGTAACGTAACAATCAATCCTAGGAAAGAGGACCTTATGTCTGAGTCACTTAGAAAACTAATTCAATCCAATCTTGCTGACCTTAAAGAAGCAGCAAAGAAGAAGGATAAGGAAAAGAAAGCAAAGCGTTGGTGGGATGACGACGGCGACGGGATCGGTTATGAGAAAGGTGAAGTAAAGAAAGAGTCAACATGTCATGACATGGGTACTCCTACTAAACCTGCTAAGAAACCAACTGGCAAGGGTGCGGTAGATGCAACGCCCGATAAGGTTGCAGAGGAATATGCAGAAGGGTCTGCTGGTGGCGGGGACGAGGCAAAGAAAAAAGAAATCAAAGACAGACTGAAGCAGAAGATGATTCAAGCAACTGCTGAGAAAGATAAGCAACGTAGCGGTTTAATGCCTTCCTAGCCTATATAGGGTAAGTCCTCTATTAGGAGAATACCCATGCCTGCTATTCTGCTGGTAATCAGACCCATCCTTTTCAAACTGATGGGGTCATGCCAAGTTAAGAAACTGGTTGTGGAACTGCTGGAGCGTTATGTGAAGACTACTGATAATGATGTTGACGATCTGATTGCCGCAACTGTAAAGACTGCCCTGCTTAAGGGTTGTTGATAAATTCGGGGAGGTTATACACCTCCCCTATTTTATAAATAAAATATAGGTAATCGATTTGGAGAAACACAATGTCTCTTTACGGGAGAACTGACTCAAACACAAATAAAACAAAAGCAGGACGCGCCCGTGGTAATGGCGCTGGGTCTGCTACTGAAACTATTGTTTTTGTAGACAATACTGAAGCAGGTTTGAGTGAAAATAAGCAGCGTGGTATCACCAGCCCTGGTTGGTGGGCATATCGCACATACACCGATGCTGCTGGCAACACTCGCCATAAGGCAGAGCTGTTAACATTCATTACTGGTCCTGATACAAACGCCAACGAAACTCAGACCGACGACACCATCGCCGCAGACTTGGCATCAGCAATCACCATTGGCACTCAACCTGCTAACCAAAATACTTCTGGTGGTGCTGCAACATTCTCTGTTACTGCTTCTGCTACAACTGGATCACTTGTTTATCAGTGGCAGCGTAAGACAAGCAGCACAGCTCGCTGGACAAATATTTCTGGTGAAACAAGTGCATCACTCGCACTCACTGGTCTTACAGCAGCGGCAGATGGTTATCAGTATCGTGTAAAACTCACATCTTCTGCAGGTGCTGAGGAAGTTATCTCTGATACCGCTACCCTCACATTCGTAGACTGATAACATGCCGTAACTCGTAATGCATTTTGAATCTCTAAGTGAAAAGAATTATTTGATGTTTGCTATTAAGCATTACGATAATCCACAGTCGGTTACCGTTGATGATTTCATGGAGGACATGAAAAAGTTTAAGTATTTGAAGAGACTACTTAAACGTTATTTGAAAACTGGTGTCCTCCGTGTCAACCTGGTTATTAATCACCTGATTAT